CATAAGGATAAAAATATTCTATGTATAGCAACAAAGCAAGAAACAGCTAAAAACATGGTTACAAAGGTAAAATTCATGTATGAAAATTTACCTTCATGGTTAAAAATTGACGCAGATGAAAATAATAAATTAACATTAAGATTAAAAAATGGATCTCAAATTAAAGCAACATCAGCTTCAAGTGATGCAGGTAGATCAGAAGCAGTATCTTTACTACTAATTGATGAGGCAGCCTTTATTGATAATATTGGAGAGATATGGGCCTCAGCACAACAAACATTAGCAACTGGAGGTGGATGTATTGCTTTAAGTACCCCTTATGGTACAGGTAACTGGTTTCACCAAACATGGGCAAGAGCAGAAGCAGCAGAAAATGAATTTTTGCCTATCAAACTACCTTGGTACGTTCACCCAGAACGAGATCAAAAATGGAGAGATAGACAAGATGAATTATTAGGTGACCCTAGAATGGCCGCTCAAGAATGTGATTGTGATTTTAGTACTTCTGGTGACATAGTATTTTATCCTGAATACATAGATTTTTATGAAAAAACTTATATAAAAGATCCTATGGAAAAACGAGGTGCTGACCAAAACTTATGGGTTTGGGAATCACCTGATTATTCAAGAGATTATATTGTAGTAGCTGACGTATCTAGAGGTGATGGGAAAGATTATTCAGCATGTCATGTAATTGATGTGGCAAATAACGTACAAGTAGCAGAATATAAGGGACAATTAGGTACAAAAGAATACGGTCATTTATTAGTAGGTCTAGCTACTGAATATAACGAAGCTATGTTAGTAATAGAAAATGCTAATATAGGGTGGGCAACTATACAAGTTGCTATAGATAGAGCGTATCCTAACCTCTACTATTCACAAAGGAGTGATTCCCGCAATGCTGATTCGTATTTTGACAAATATCAAGACCACTCTAAAATGGTAGCTGGTTTTACAATGTCCTCTAGAACAAGACCTATGGTAATAGGTAAATTTCAAGAGTACATTAGTGATAAGGGAGTAACAATACAATCTAAGAGATTAGTAGAAGAAATGAAAGTATTTATTTGGCGTAACGGAAGAGCAGAAGCCCAAAGTGGGTATAACGATGATCTAGTTATGTCATTTGGTATTGCTATGTACATTAGAGACACAGCATTAAAATTAAGACAACGGGGTTTAGATGCAACTCGAAGTGCATTAAACAATATAACAGTAAATAGAACCTCTTATCAAGGCGGTTATTTTTCCAGTGGTAATGATAATCCTTACCATGTAAATACAGACCATGGTAAAGAGGATATTAGTTGGCTCCTATAATAATATTTATAATAATAACTATATACAATGGCAGATAAAGGCTTATTTAGTAGACTACAAAGATTATTTTCAACTGATGTAATCATCAGGAACACAGGGGGTGATCAAATAAAAGTAATTGATAGTAACACAATTCAAACAAATGGTGAATTACAAACTAATTCATTAATTGATCGATATAATAGAATTTTTACTAATAGTAATTCTTCTTTATATGGGGCTCAATTTAATATGAATTATCAATATTTAAGACCCCAATTATATTCAGAATATGATGTAATGGATACAGATGCAATTATTGCTTCTGCCTTAGATATTATAGCTGATGAATCAACACTTAAGAATGATATGGGTGAAGTATTATCTATTCGTTCTTCAAATGAAGATATACAAAAAATACTTTATAATTTATTTTATGATGTTTTAAATATCGAATTTAATTTATGGTCATGGGTTAGGCAAATGTCTAAATATGGAGATTTTTTCTTAAAACTAGAAATATCAGAAAAATTTGGTGTATATAATGTTATACCTTATACTGCTTACCATATTGAAAGACAAGAAGGATTCAATCCTGAAAACCCAGCTGAAATCCGTTATAGATATTCCCCAGATGGATTAGTAAATTCCAATTCGGGAATGTATACTGTTCCAGGAGCTGGGGCAGATAATTCACCAGGGATATATTTTGATAACTATGAAATGGCTCACTTTAGATTAATTGGTGATGTTAATTACTTACCTTATGGCCGTTCATATGTTGAACCAGCTAGAAAATTATTTAAACAATATACATTAATGGAAGATGCGATGTTAATTCATAGAATTGCTCGTGCTCCTGAAAAACGTATTTTTTATATGAATGTTGGATCAATTCCCCCAAATGAAATAGATGCATTTATGCAAAAAACTATTTCAAATATGAAACGTACTCCTTATGTAGATAGTAAAACAGGTGAATATAACCTAAAATACAACATGCAAAACATGATGGAGGATTTTTACATCCCAGTTCGTGGAAATGATACAACAACTAAAATTGATACAACACCAGGTTTATCATATGATGGTATCCAAGATGTTGAATATTTAAGAGATAAGTTATTTGCCGCACTTAAAATTCCAAAAGCATTTTTAGGGTATGATGAAAACATAGAAGGTAAAGCTACATTAGCTGCTGAAGATATTAGGTTTGCTCGTACAATTGAGCGTTTACAAAGAATATTAGTATCTGAACTTAATAAAATTGCACTTGTTCATTTATATGCTCAAGGGTATAGAGATGAAGCATTAACTAACTTTGAGTTATCAATGCAAACCCCATCTATTATATTTGAACAAGAAAAGATTGAGTTAATGAAGTCTAAAACTGAATTAGCTACTAATCTTAAAAATGAAGGATTACTTCCCACAGATTGGATCTATGATAATATATTCCACTTATCAGAAGATCAATATGATGAATATAGAGATTTAATGCGTGAAGATGCTAAACGTAAATTTAGATTAGCCCAAATTGAAGCAGAAGGTAATGATCCTGTTGAAACAGGTAAATCTTATGGTACCCCACATGATTTAGCTTCATTATATGGTAAAGGAAGAATGTATTCTGACCCAGGTAATGTTCCAGATGGATATGATAAAGATTCTGATTTAGGACGTCCTAAAGATGGAATTTCAAATCATGGTAAACAAGATAGCAATTTTGGAAAAGATCCATTAGGTGTTAAACGTATGAAAGATACTGATAAAAATGATTCAAGAGATAGTAGAACAGATACAAATAAATCTGGTTTAGCCCTTGAAAATGCCCAAACTACTTTCTTAAAAAATCAAAGCATGTTTAAAAAAATGAATAAAAAACAATTAGTATTTGAACAAGATAAAGATAATACATCACTTTTAGATGAAAAACAATTAAAGGAATAATAATCTTTACATATTTATAAATAAATATATTTTTTGATGAAAATAAAACACTCCAAGTACAAAAATACGGGTATCCTATTTGAATTGTTGGTGCGTCAAATTACTGCGGACACATTAAAAGGTGGAGATTCTCCAGCTATTGATATACTTAAAGAGCATTTTGTAAAAACTTCTTTAGGTCGCGAGTATAAGTTGTATGAATCAATTTTAAAATCAAAAGTTTTAAATGAAGGAAGAGCTAATATGGTAATTTCTACCATTTTAGAATCTTCTTCTAAATTTAACCGTACCTCATTAAGAAAACAAAAATATAATCTAATTAATGAAATTAAAAAACATTACAATTTAGATGTTTTCTTTGGTGCTAAAATTAAAAATTATAAAGAATTAGCTTCATTATACACTTTAATTGAAGGGTATAACTTAAAAGAAGCTAGTGATTCCCAACAAATAATAGATAATAAAGTTACTTTACTAGAACATTTAACTAAACAAGAAGTTAATACTAAAGAAGTTAAAGAAGATGTTCTTAAAGAATTCCAAACATATGATAAAGATTTAAGAATTCTTACTTATAAAGTATTATTAGAAAAATTTAATTCTAAATACGAGAATTTATCTACAGAACAAAAACAAGTACTTAAAGAATTTATTAATTCAGTAGATTCAACTCCTGGATTAAGAGATTTTTATAATAGTAAAATAAATGATTTACAAGCTACTTTAAACGAAGAAGTTAAAAATATTAAAGATAAAGCTACTCAAATAAAAATTACAGAAGTAGCTAAA